GGTTGCAATATCCGTCAATGAGGCGTGACGCTGCACCAACACAGTTATCAATCAGGTCGTCATCAATGGTGTCAGCCGTACCAATGCGAAGAGCTGCCTTGACTTGGTTGCGTGTGGCGTAACCGTTGGTGATGGTCATAGTGTCCTGATTCTAGTTGATTGACGCAGCACCACGATACTGCACACCCTCAAGCGAATAATTCACAAACGGGTTCAACGAATACACCTGACACGAATACACATCCCACAACCGTTGCTTCATGTCTCGAAGATGACGCTCATACAAAGCCCAATGAGTATCCCCAGCAACATACCCGTCAACCCTGTCCTTACCGTTCAACTGACCACAATCAGCCCCAACCAACACAATGAACTTCGCACCCATATATGCAGCCAAGTGCATCGCCCCATGAATGCTCGAAGACCCGATAGTCAACTGGTCACACTCAACAGGCCAATCCTTGCCATGAGGGTTGAACGATGTTCCTGGTCTGCCGGTGCGCGTACCGAAGGTCACGATCTTGGGCATGAAGCCTTGGAACTCTGCATCAGTTCCATGCTCACGCAACGGGGTGAAGACTGCGATGGACTCATCACGTCGAGCCTCTTGGATTGAGTCAGAGTGATAGTGGCTGAAGCAGTAATAGTTTTTCATCCCGAAAACTGACCCAGAGAAATTAACTGCAATACTCAGTTTGTCGTCAAAGAAATCTGGTGACAGATAATCCAACGTCGCGCCAGACCCAATCACATAAATTGTTTCCCCTTCATGCAGAAGGTTATAGTCCTCTAATCCCATCCCAAATCCCTTCGTCGTGTTAAATCCCAATGACCAGCATCAGGCAAACCTGACTGCCAGCGCATCGAATGCAAAGCACCATTAGCAGCGAAGCTGCGCTGATTCTTTTCCGCTAACTCTGGTGCCGATGAAATCGTTGACGAATTGTCGTGAATGATTCCAGCGTCAGAAGTGAACACGGGAACATTCAATCGCATCGCACGTTCCTGAAAATCTGTGTCCTCAAAGTATGCTGGCACATAACACTCCGAGAACAACCCAACCTTGGCAACCACATTCGCACCAACCCACGCGCACGACCAACCAGGCATCGCCTCAGTCAACGTGATCGAGTCAGGGTTGCAGTCCTTGTAGAAAACCTCTAACTGCCCTGGCTCAAAGAACGCATCCGAATTGAGGATGATCCAGCCGTCAGCGTGAGGGGTTGCTTTGATACCGATGTTCCAAGATGGTGCGACACCAAGGTTGGTTGGCATTGACCAGACGTGATAGTTCTTGACATGGCGACGATCAATCACCCAAGGCCAATCATGCAATGTGGATTTGCCACCATTGTCAATGATGATGAGTGTCTCCACGTCGTAGTCAATCGAGCGTAAGCATCGCTCTAGTAGGTCATACCTGTTTAGGATGGGGACGATGATGACTGGCACCATGCTGACAACTCCTTCATCACAGGCTTCCACAATTGCTCATAAACGAGGTCTGCGTCATATTGGCTGGCAAAGGCCACAGCCTGCTTATCCGTGCCTCTCGGAGCCTCATACGAGGCTTTCAGGGCATCCACGATGGACGACACAACAGGGGTGCAAAACCATGAACGCTGATGCGCATCCCAGAACGGTTGAATGTCCACAGCCCACCCAGCCCCAACCAACTCAGGTTGTGCCGTGTAGTCCGACACGATGACCCGTGTACCGCAGGCTTGCGCCTCGACGACCGGAACGCCGAACCCTTCTCCCATACTGCAGGCCAACAGCACGTCAGCTGCCGAATACAACGCAGCCAAAGCCTGCTGAGGGAAACCAGTCCGATAAGCGTAAGGATCACAAATCTTGTACTGCTCAGGTTTTACGCCGCAAGCCTCAAGTAAATGCACAAGGTTGATTCCCCCCATAGCACCATCACGCTCAGTATGGAGATACAACATTGCGTCAGGTTTATCTTGCGCAAAAATTGCGAACGCCAAAATGTTTTCAGCAAACGATTTGCGCGACGGGTTCGCACCCTTGTTCGCAGCGTTCATCATGACCACAAACTTGTCGTCAGGAATCTCCATCAACTCACGACCCGTGAACTCACCCTTAGACGAAACAATCTTTGGCGTAGGTGCAAACACTTTTTCTATCGCATGAGGAACATACATCGCATCAACGCCAGCGTTCTGCAACATTTGCAAACCAAACTTTGACATCGCTATCGGTTTCACATTGTCACGACGACACCAAGCCAAAACATTCGGTGGACAAGGCGCATGATCCACAGGAATCCACGACGCAATATGTGGCACCTGATCCAATGATGGTGATTGCAAAACCCACACATCAAACAACGTCATCATCAGCGTTGGCATCTCACGATTACCATTAGCCCAATCCATCCAATGCGCAACCATGATGTCATCGCTGTACGCAGACATTCCACGCGGATAAAGTTTTACACCATTCCACATTGAAGAAATACCTTCAATGCCATACATCGCATGGATCGCTACTTCGTGTTGGTCTTTGATGAGCCTTGCGACGGTTTGCGCGGTTTGGGTGCCGTAGCCCGTTGGCGCGAATGGTGCGTTGGAATACCAGAGGATTCGTAACGCGTCGGGATTGGCAAATCTGCTCGCTCTGGTAAGTGCGCTATTCCCCTGCGGAGCAATATCTCCGCTTCTAGGTCGGGTAACTCGACCGGTATGTTCTTGACGATTACGAGCATTGGTCACCGTTCTCTCCTTCGCAGGTCGCAGGGTAAAAAGAAATGAGGGTAGGTCGCCCTGCGTGTTCGACCTACCCTCAAACTTACACCGATATTGCTATCGGTTGCACTACCTCAAACTTATGGTTGGAGGAGGTGCTTGATGTGTGATGTCTGTGGCAAGTTGCCATCCACACGCCATGTGGCGCGGAAGGTAACAAGACCAGCGTTGAATGCGTAGTCATCGCTGCGCTCCAACTTCAGACCGCCAACCGTACGTACGTAGTACGAAGGTAGGTGACCGAAGATAACTGACTTGGTGGTCGTTGCTACGTCAACCATTGAAGGGTTTTCGTAGATTGGCTTACCAAGCAGCATGTCTGGGGATTCCATTGAAAGGGCTGGCTGGAACACATAGTTTCCTGCGGTGTCCTTCAACTTGCGAACCTGACCGATTGACTTGCCGTTCATCATCCAACCACAACCAGGAAGGTTGCGAGCTGCACCATCAAGGCTGTACATCAAGTCAATGAGGTTGTCAGCTGTGAATGCCGTAGCAGTTCCCGCCGTGCCACCTACCGCGCTCGCTGTGACGATGCCCTTTGGCTGGTTGGTTCCTGAACCGACTGTCAAAGCCGAACCTACTGCGTAACCAAGAGCATTACCAGTCTGTTCTGCCAAGAAGCCGAGGATGTCTACACCGGAATCTTCGATGAGTTCGGTGGTCAACTGGCTCAAGAATGAATACTTGTAAGCATTCAAGGTGATGAACGAGTTGAACTGTGGATCGGATTCGCTGATTGCAGTTCCTTCACCTGGCAACGCAGCTGTTGACCAGCTGTACTGCGAAGGGATTTGAAGGTTCTCGCCACCTGCGGTGTTCAACACCGTTGCTACTTGTAAGATCGGTGCAACAAGGCGAGCCTGTGCAATTACTTGATTGTAGAACGAGGTTGGTACAGGTGAGCCTGCTGAACCCTTGGTGATGTCACGACGCTCAAACGTGTGAGCGCGACGCTCACCAGTTACAAGCGCACGGATGAATGCAGCGTCATCCAAAACTGGTGCAGCTGATTCCTGTGGACGTGCCTGTGATGCGATATCGCGGGTTGCTGCATCGAGGCGAAGTTCGCGAGCTTCGTCTTCACGAAGTTTTGCGATGGTCTGTCCACGCTCGTCCAGTTCCTTTGAGATTCGCTCATAGGTTTGGGTTTCTTCTGCTGAGAGGTCACGCTTTTCTGCGGTGGCTTTGTCCAAGATTGACTTGGCTTCTTCCCATGCACGATTGCGAATCTCAACCTGACGGTCAATATATTCTTTCATGATGTGTTCCTTCTCCCGTTAGGGATGAATGTTGAGTGTTTGGATACGCAGGGATTTAACTTAAACCTGGTACGGCTCCGTACACAGCAACATCCAAGGAGGCTCCTCGCGTTGGACGCAGTACTAAAACAGTACTAGAAATTCTTGATTAGTTCAAGATGCTTAGCCATCAGGCCAAGAGTCGCAGGTGGTTCAGTTGGTATTGGTTCCAACTTTGCAACAGTTTCACGCAACAACGCACCCTGATCCGATGACAAAGTTTGACCTGATTCCAACACCAAGATTGCGTCAGCAAGACGATCAGCATCAACACCAGTACGAGTAGCAAGCGCATCAAAGCTGCGAACCTGTGCCGATGTTGCCGAATACGCTGGGAACCCTGTCACAACCGAAACTTCAAACAATTTGATTTGACGCAACTCACGGCTCATTCCATCTTCAGACCAACGGTCACCACCAGAAGGAACAGTAAACCCGAACGACATCGAGGTCACGTCACCACGCTTCATCAAAATTGATAAGTCTTTGCCAACAGAAGTTTCAGGCAAATCAGCCGAAGCCAACAAACCCTTCGAATCTTCTTGCAGGCGCAAAGTCTTTGCGCGGGTAGTAGCCAACAACATTGATGAGTCATGATTCATGTACATCCGAATATTGTTTCGTGCCTTCAACGAACGTGCGAATGCACCAGGCGCAATAGTTTCAATGAACGGCAATGGCTCAGATGGTGAGTTGAATACAGCTGCATAACCTGTGAACGACATGCCGTCACCGGACTCGTTAGCCCGCAACTCAAAATCGGATACGGTAACTCTGCGTGTTTCAACCTGTTCAGTCATATGAGAAACATTACCAAACTCCTGTTCACGCTGACGATGGAACGCTGGTGCCTCACGCAAAGTTGGCATATCACCAGACTTGATTCGCTTCGGGTCAAGGGTTTTGATACCTAAATCAAAATATGCTCGACGTGCAGCAGGATCATTATCTATCGCCAAAACCACACTCTGTTCAGACAGGATGTCCGCAGCCTTATTGCCTTTGTATTCAGGGGTTGGGATGCTCAGGTCTTCGTTCAGTTCTAGGTCATCATATTTCACACCGGCATCAGCTAGTTGAGCAATGGTTTTTTCTTCATCAGCAACACCGCGACCAGTCACAATATAGATAAAGAACTTCTCATAAAGCGCGTTCACATAATCCACGTTCTTTTGAATGCCTTGACCGCCAGCGATCAATGTTCCATCAATATCAACGATGACCACATCTTGAGCATTGGCGGTTCGTTGCGCACCAACCTGATCGTCCTTAATCGCCTGAGCTTTACCAGCGAACCAAGTCATCGCAGGTTCAGGATCAAGCGGGTCAATGCCCCACAAATAGAACGCCACAGCACCAGCACCAGGGAAACCTTCATCATCAGCCTCAGAGTTCTGTGAAGCATCCAAATCAACTAGATGACGTTGACCCCAAGCATTCGCTCGAATCACCTTGTCCTCAGATATTTGACCGTCAGCCATCAAACGTGCCTCACGAATAGTTCGCTCAACCAACCCGTCACCACCCAAACCTTGAGCGTTATATTCCAAACCTTTAGCAGCAGCATTCTGAATATAAACAGGCAACTTCAAATCAACTGCACGTTCTCCACCTGGAGCCATATCCTCAGCCAACGAGATAGCGACCATTTGATCCACCGCATCTTGTTTTGATTGGTGGCACCCCATCACTTCGCCATCTTCCTTTTCAACAGCCCAACCTGAACAATCAGGATTCTTATTTGAAATGAAATATGGCATTAGATTGGCTCCGACATCCACGAAACAATATGACCTGATTTACTAGATACAGCGTAAAGCAAATCTGTTGGTGAAACAGTCAACTGAATCATCACACCTTTATCAACCATCAAACCAGTTGATGTAGTTACTTCAGAACCACCCAAATAGACAGCAGTCGTATTGTCGTTATTGTGAATAAACAAACGATACGGATTACCAGCAAACTCATTTAGTACCCCGTCAATATGGGTTGCAGTAGTACCAATTGAAGTTTGCCCTGAAAAATATGCCACAACTACACCTGATATGCAGCAGAAGGATCAGCAGGATTCACAGTCGAAATCTGTTGCAACTGACTTGAAGGCAAACCAGTATGAGCCACAGCTGGCAAGCCAACCATCGCCAAAACCTCAGCCGGATCAAAGCCAGTCAAAATCAACCGTTGAGCAATCTCAGCCTTCGACTGCATTTCAGCCAAGTTCGCAGCATTGATGTCCACGTTGGCTAGAGGAACACGATACGAGTCGCCACCATCAACAGGAGCCATGTCCTCAAGACGATGAATGTCGTTGATTGATAAGAAGCCTGATTGGAGACCTGTTGAGAATGCTGTGTAACGGGATGCTTGGTCACCGCGCAACAATCCGTCTACGTTGAACTTCATGAATGCTCGACCAGCAAGCAGACGAGAATATCCTTCCTCAATCTTTTCGATGTAAGGCCTGAGCGTGTGGGTCACATACTGGATGCCGTTCTGTTCCACCGACGCATACGACATCGCACCAGGCGTAGTCACACCCAGCATTGATGGAGGCACACGGAAGATACGGGCAATCTCCTCAACAGCAAAACGACGTGACTCCAAGAACTGTGCAGAATCATTGTCCACAGTTGTCTTCGTGAACTTAGCCCCACCGAACAACACACCAGGACGATGCGAACGACGCAAACCCTTATGGCCTTCCTCGAACCCTGACACCAAATCTTTAGCTTGCTCACGGGTCAGGTTGCCAGGGAACTCGATGATGCCGGAAGCGGAAGAACCTTGACCGAAGAATCGTGCAGCGAACTCTTCTAACGCTTTAGCCAGCCCCAAGTTTTCTTTGATGAGTTCAATGCGTGAGCGTCCACGCAAATCACCAGGCAAACGAAGTTCAGTGATGTGAATCATGTTGTCAGCTGTGATGACATCACGGCCTTCATAAATATAAATCGGACGACGAGTCTCACGGTCACGACTGCACTCAACACGCTCAGGGTTCAGAACAACTAAACCAGCAATACCTTGGTCGTCGCGCAAAATGCGAGTGAACGAGTTGCCGTTCAACATCAACGAAACAAGAACCTGTTGGAAATGCTCGATGCGGGTCACACCAGACTCAGGGTTATCCAACCAGTCTGGTCGTGGACGAAACGGACGACGTGTTCCATCAAGACGAAGGAATGTGTCAACAGGCAGAGTTGAAATTGAATCTGAAATCATGCGCACACACGCATAGACCGCTTCAATTTTTAGTGAGTCCTGTTGCGTGACTGTTGTGCCTGATGCGGTAGTGAAACTGAATGTGTCACCTGAAGCAAACAAATTCTGGAACGAAACCGCACGTTCCTCGTTGCCACCACCCAACAGCCTTGACAACATTATTTAGCCTTTCCGCGACCACGCTCGTAGGCAGCCGTGAACAATAGAACTGACAGGCCAACAAAAATTAGCCCTAATGGAATTGATAACAAGAATAGTCCAGATGCGATGAGCAAGATGGATAAAAGTTCTAGCAGGATGATAGGCATATCTCTAGACTACAAAGAACCCAGGCACAGGTGCGACTTCTTCACGTCGAGTCGCACGATCCACAGCCATACTCAACGCAATAGCAGCGTCAATCTTGCGACGCGACTTACCTTTAGACAGTCGAAGACCAGCATCAGTTTGACGTGGCACAGCAGATAACACCTGATCCGTGAACATCGGATCGCCATCATGAGCCAACTGCTGATTCACAATGCACTCATACAGCGTTCCGATTGCAGGCACCATACGTTGCGCGGACTGCGGGAACTCAACCATCGGCAACCCGTCATCAGCCAACGCCTCAGCCGAACGCTGGAAGAACGCTGGGTCATAAGCAAACTCACGCACATTGAACTCACGATGCAAGCCTCGAAGGTGATGCTCAACAGCTGCGATGTCAGTCATCGTCCCATCGGGAATCCAAATCTTGGCTCGCACCACCAGCCTGCGACCCTGCGGTTGACACATCACGACTGCGATTGAGTCATGCTTCAAGGCCATGTCAATCCCCACAAACATCGGCAAGTCAGGATCAAGTTGTAGATCAGACTGGCATTGCTCCCACCCGCCAGCCGGAAGCCAAGGTGAATCCTCCTGTCTGACCCATTGGTTCAGACGGTAACGCCTGAACGGAATCTCAGCCGTCTGGTTCATGCTGACTTCCATGTCATCCATATCCAGCAAACCTTCAGCCAAGTTCGGGTTAGCCAAAGCCCACGCATCTCGGTCATGAATCGCACAAGCCTCTGGTGCCTCCCACCAAAAGAAACCAAACCGTTCATCATCACGCTCACCCGATATGACCTGCTTGCCATAGTTGTAAAGCCGTCCACAGATTGTGTCCAAGTCAAATCCTGCTGTAGTGATGGCAACAATCATCGGGTCTTTACGCGCACCAGAACCAAGAGTCAAAGCATCCCAAAGTTCTGAGTCGCGCTGAACGTGCAACTCGTCAAACACCACACATGATGGATTGAGGCCTTGCTGAAGTTTTGCGTCACTTGATAGCACTCGATAGATCGCACCGGTAGACGGAACTTCAATCACATCTCGATACACCTTGCATACACCTGACAAGGCTGGCGATTGTGTGATCTGCCACTTGGCCTCATTGAACACAACCCGTGCCTGCTGGCGGTCACCTGCTGCGGAATACACTTCGGCACCTGGCTCACCTTCTATGAGTTGATAAAGCGCACAGAGGGAACCTAGTAAGGACTTGCCGTTTTTCCTGCTCAGGCCTACGAGTGATCGTCGGTAACGAAGGAGACCATCAGGACGACGCTCAAAAAGATTATCCAATAAATCAGACTGCCAATCAGTAAGCACCAATGGCTCACCCGCACGAACACCCTTCGAAACGTGCAAAAAAGTTTTTGCAAAATCGGTGACCAACGCACCATCAGACTTCGGATACAACCTCGGTGTCGACCACGTTGGCCTTGCGCTGCCTGAACTGGTCAAGCTCATTGGCAACCCTTATCTCTGCCAAGCCCAACCTGGCTCTGTCGCTCGGAGTGAAACCAAGCAAACTCATCCAAGCTGTGTTCTGCGCGTCCATCTGATCTATCTGCTTCACCGCTGGATGGGTCACGATCTGACCGTTCGGACTGGTATACCAACGACGCTCCACATCCGACCCCAACCAAAGTTCCAGCTCTGCGATGGTGTCGAAGTTTGAACACAACCTGGTCATCAACGGAGTGTCGTGCAACTCGCTCAGATGTCTCCGACCAGCCGTCCAATAAATCCCCCAATACGCAGACCCAACCTTGCCCAAAGTTTTCGGTGCCTCTGGGATTATCGACAAATCCACCAACGCCAACGCAGACTCCGGCATCGGTTGAGCTGCCAAACCATTCCGAACGCGTGCTCCTCTCGCACGTTTGCGTTCCAATGGTTCGGCCTTGTTGCCTCGACCAACTCCAGTTGAAACTTTTGGCATCACCCAAGCATAGGCGGTAGGGGACTACAGACCACACGACTTTTGCCC